TCGGCGGTTGCCTTTAATGCGTGTGCGTCCGTATCCGCGTGTGCGGAATCCCCCTCTTTTTTCTCTTGATTTTTGAAGGGGGTGGAAGCGGGGGAAACTTTTTCTTTCTCTTGTTTCTCGCCTAACATATGGTCGGGCAGAGGTCGGGCAGAGGCTTCGAAAAGGTCGGCTTCCGGTTCTGCTTTTGCTCCGGCAGATGTCGGGCAGATGTCGGGCAGAGGTCGAGCAAAATCTTTTCGATTGAGCTGGATTTCACGTCTTTTTTGCGAAACTTCTATCATGTGTTTCGCAATATCGAAAATCTGTTTTTGTTTGGGCGGAAGGTCCGGTTCCGTTCCATTAAACGCAAATTCCAAAATTGCCTCGTAAAGAGAAAGACGCACGGATTTCGGCTGCGTCTGAATCAGCTGGTGCCACATTTTGTAAAAATATGTCCTCTCGCCTTGCATTTATTCGGCCCGTTTCATAACGTGGATGTCGAGAATTTGGCTTTTCCAGATCGTCCAGCTGGCCGGATATTCGGATTCCAGCTTGTCCCATGTCTGAAACGTGGAATGCACCACCTTGACGGTGTTCTGGTCGTCTCCGCGCCGGATCCATCCCATAGCCATTCCGAGGCCGGAGCGCGATTTATTCTTTGCTTTCCAGTGGATGAGGACCGGCTTTCCTTCCGGCACGGAAAACGTCCGTTTCGGGGTCTTGATTTTGATTTCCATAGCGGTTTCCTTTCGCATGGTTTGGTTATTGGTGTCCGCTGTAATTGCGGTTCAGATACGCGTTAACGTCTGCGGGCTTGATGCGATACAGCTTTTCGATTTTGATGTAGGGAAGTTGACCGGACAGGCAGAGTTTTCGGACGTTCTCGTGGGAGACGCCGAGCTGTTCGGCAACTTGGTCCAGCGTCAAGGTCGGCATGATCGTGAAGTTTTCTCTAAGTCTTTCCTCGAGTTTCTGCGCGATCACCGTGGCAAGTGTGATGATGTCGTCAGCTTGCATGTGCGGCGGCCTTTGCTGTTGCGGGCTTGTAACCCGTGGAAGTTACCCTGTCTTTAAAATTTTTTTGGTTGCGGCGGAAATCCTCGATTCCGAGCATGACAAGGTCGTCAATAAGGTCTCCGTGGATTCTTCGCCCGGTTTCAGCAGCAAGCACCTTAACAAGCTGGTGCGTCTGCTCCCGTATGTTGACTTGTTTCATCGTGGTCCTTTCCTCGTTTTGTTGGGGTGTGGTTTCGCGTGTATGTTACTATAACCCGCAAAAGTTACTTTGTCAAGCCAAAAAACAAAAAAAATTCAAAAAAGTTTGACTTTTATGGATTTTGTGGTATCTTATATAGGAAACATTTTTGGAGGACCACCATGAAAATAATTGATTTGACGATAGCAAACGGATTCCGGCGCATGAAAGCAGCGGTCAGAACGGACGCAGAAATGGCGCGGATTCTCGGTTTGAGCAAAGCCCATGTCGGGCGTATCCTGAAAGGGAAAACCGTATATCTTTCAGATGATACCTGGTCACGCATTGAAAGCCACCTCGGACGTTACATTGTCAACGACGAGTACAATGCTTCCAACAGCGGGACGGTTCACGGCGTTATGCTGAACTCCGGCACGATAATCAATAACGAATGTCTTTCCGCCGTCATGGATAAGATTTTAGCCTCGGACGAATTGACCGATGAAGAGAAAGTTAAGGTCCTGCGCGTCCTGAAGAAAGGGTAACACATGAAGGGTCTACTTTATTTCGTTGTTTTCTTTGTCTGTTTTCTGCTTGTCAGTTATCTTGTTTATTACATGTTTATTGACTTTCCGAAGGATTTCAGGAAGTTTATGGAGCGCATGAAAGAAAAGCACAAGAAACCGCCCAGAAAAGAAATCCCGCCTCGTGATATTTGGGTAAATGCCGGAAAATATCGGTTCAACCTTTCCACGGAAGACGACAATGGCACTAAGAAAACGAGGTAAAGCGGGCTTCTGGCACGCATACTTTGACACGATCCGCGAGACAGAAGACGGCCCGCGGCGCGTCCGCACGACCATCAACCTCGGCACGACCGACAAGAAAGCGGCGCGAGCACTGGAATCCGAATTGATGCGGAAGAACCGCGAGGCGATTCAGCGGCGGCGGGTGCAGCAACTTCTTGACGCAGACGGCAACAGTTCGGAAATTCCGTACAACTCGATTCCTGTGCGCGTACACCGGAAACGGCGTCTGCTCGTCACGGACGCGCTTGAAGCGGCGGAGAAACACCGCGATATCGGTGAATCCCAGAAAAAGATTTGGCGGAAGTTCGTGCGAGAATGCAATATCAAATACATGGACCAGCTGACGGAAGAGGCGGCTTTTGATTATCTTGAAGAGCATTGTCCCGGCGAATCAGGGAAACGCTTCAATAACGTTCGGTCAGCATTGAATACAGTGTTCAAGTTGACCCTGCTGGAATCCGGGCTGGACGATTCGCCTTTTGCGAGGATTCCGCAGCGGCGGTTATGCAGCCAGCATCAGCGCCCGTTCACGGAAAAGGAATTCACCCGGATATACAAGGCCGCGCCGCAACCGTGGAAAATCGCGTCTCTTATCGCATGGCATACGGGCTTACGCGAGAAAGATATTTTTGTTGCGCGCTGGGACAATATCAAGGGGGATGTTTTGGAAACCGTGCCATCCAAAACAAAGCGTTTCGGGCGCGGTGTTCAAGTCCCGCTTCATCCGCAGATCATGGAGAAGCTTCAAACCCTTCCGCGCGTGAATGAGCGTATTCTTGGGGCGTGGCCGTACAATCCGAACGATATCAAATTCCGGCGCGCGTTCGGGGATATTCTGGATTCGCTCGGAATCAAGGACGATGCGCGCGGAATCGTCAACTTCAATTCGTTCAGAAACAGCCTGATAACAAGCTGTGACGAACACGACGTTCCAAGACACGCCACAAAAGGCATCGTAGGCCAGCGGTCGGACAGAATGACAGATTTGTATTCCCATGACATTGAATCCGCCCGCAAGATACAACAGCTTCCCTATGTTGACTTGGGAGAAAACGAGGAAAATGGATAAAAAATGTGCCAAGTCTTGTGTCAAATAGGCGTTCGAGGTAGAAGAGCGGGTTCGAATCCCCCTCTCTCCGCCATTTTTATTTTAAATTTGAGCACAAAATCCTGCGAAATGGGAGAAACGGGATTAAATCGTCTGTGCCAAAAACTGTGTCAGATTCCAGTTGTAAAGTATTACTTAACTACTCATGACTTCCAACTGGTTACAAATTGTAACGGGTTGAACCGGGCAACTGCTAAGGATTTTTTAGGGGTTCGATTTTCCGGTTTCACGCCATGCTGTAACGCAAATCCAAACAAAATGGGCAAATGTTTCCTTTTGAGAAACAGATTCCCATAGACGGCACACAAAAGCACCATAAAGGGCGATAGAAAGCCTCTCCGCGCGCGCGTTTGCCGTGGCAACAGATTCCCATAGACGGTTCCATTTGCCGATAAACGGGCGCGGGTTTCTCTAAACAGTTTCGTGCATGTAAGCATTTGAACGGAGAGGGTAGAGAATTTTTATTTTTGCCGATGTGCTATATTTTCCTATAAACGGTCATAGATTCCGTTATATTCCGCTATCATCTGGCAATAGATTCCCATAGACGGAAATGGAATCATAACTTAACAAGGAAACGGAAACGAGCATGGACGAGGTCGAATTTAAGGAAAACGCGGTTTACACCACGGAACAGGTTGCGAAGATCATCCACCGGAACACAAAGACGGTGCGCGCGCTGTGCAAGCGCGGGGATATCCCTGCAAAGTGCGACAGGGGCGGCTATCTGATTACGGGGTGGATGCTGCGGGCGTATCTGGAAAACCGGATATGCGTCAAAGAACCGTGAAACCTGAAATGTCAAATAAATTACACCAAAAAACTTGAAAAAAGTTGTACTGCGTTTCAAGTCAAAACAATAAACCATGTGAAATATTGCACAAAGGGGTTACGATATGGAGAAAAAAACGAAACGAGGCAGGCCAAGACTGGCGAAAAACTGGACGGCGGTTTTGCTTGCGGAGCGTTCGCGGGAGTATTTCGACAAGTGCGACGCCCGGACGAAGCTGGCATGTGATAAGGAAGGAAACCTGTACGATGTTCCGAATCCTGAACCGTACAGCATTGAAGGTCTGTGCGTGTACCTTGACATCACGAGGCGGGAGTTTGACGGCTGGCGGAAGCGGACGGACGCGCTTGGAGAACGGGCGGAGAAAATCCACCTGAAAATCACGGCGAACCGCATCACGGGAGCGCTGGACGGGAAGCAGAATCCGAGCTTCGCGCAGTTCATGTTAAAGAACAACGCGGCGGAGCATTACAAGGAGAAAGTCGAGGTCGAAAACACCGTAAGCGAGCGGGCGGCCAACATGTTCGATGAATGGAGCAAACAATGGGCGAAACTGAATTCGGCAGCCAGAAATGGCGATTGAATCACCTGTACCATATCATTGACGAGCAGGGGCAGGACGTTGAGTTTAAGATGCGTCCGGCGCAGGAAGCTTTTTTTGATTCCATGTGGTACTACAACATCGTGCTGAAAGCGCGGCAGCTGGGCTTTACCACGCTTATCGACCTGATCGGATTGGATATGGTGCTGTTCCGGCAGAACTTCACGGCGGTCATTATCGCGGAAACGAGGGAAAAGGCGGCGGATATCTTCGGGCGGAAAATCGCCTATCCCTACGAGCATTTGCCGAGCGAACTAAAAGAATGGTGTCCGGTCGTGGCGAGTTCGGCGGACGGAAAGATGTCATTCAAGAACGGCAGCACTATCGAAGTCATGGTTTCCGCACGTTCGGGGACGTGCCAGTTTCTCCATGTCTCCGAATACGGCCCGGTCTGCGCGAGACAGCCAGCGAAAGCGAGGGAAATCAAGACTGGATCCCTGCCGGCAGTTCACGCGGGAAGCATGTGTTTTGTGGAATCGACCGCCATGGGGAACAGCGGCTATTTCTACGATATGGTGATGGAAGCGAACGCGAAGAGGCTGGCCGGGCGTACGCTTGGCATTCAGGAATTCAAGCTTCACTTCTTCCCGTGGTGGCAGAATCCTGAATACAAAGTCGACCAGACGGATATTGCGATTGCCAGTCGGCTACTCAAGTATTTCGATGACCTGTATTCGCGGCACGGCATCGAGTTGACCGATGAACAGCAAGCATGGTACGCGGTTCAGGAACGTACGCAGCATGAAGATATGTGGGCGGAATATCCGTCCTATGTTGAGGAAGCCTTTAAGGTGGCGCAGGACGGCGCGTATTATGGCCGCTGCTTCAACGATATCCACCGGGAAAACCGCATCTGCCGCGTCCCGTACGAGCCGGATTTACCCGTGTTCACGGCGTGGGACCTCGGCATGTCGGACGAGACTTCGATTTGGTTCTGCCAGTTTCTCGGTAAGGAAGTCCGCGTTATCGACTACTACGCGAACAACGGCGAGGGTCTGCCGCATTACGCCCGAATCCTACGGGAAAAGGGGTACAGATACGGGCGGCATTTCGCGCCGCACGATATCGCAGTCCGCGAACTGGCGTCCGGGATTTCCCGCCTCGAATCTGCCAAGAAACTCGGCATCAATTTCGAGCGCATCAGGACAAATCTGGACGTCATGGGCGGAATCGAGAATTGCCGCGAAATGCTGGGATATTGCTGGTTCGATGAGGTGAAGACGGACGAGGGGCGGAAATGCCTTGAAGCGTACAAAAAAGAATGGGATGAGAAGCATAATTGCTACAAGACCCAGCCGCTTCACGATTGGGCGTCCCACGGCGCGGATGCGTTCAGAACAATGGCGCAAGCGTGGAAACAAGGCTTGTGCGGGGATGCGACGTCTCCGGCGCGTCTCAAAGTAACAGGGGGATTGAACAGAAAATGAATATCACGTTCGTGCCGAGCAAGGAACCGTTCGTTCGGGATGAAGTCACGATGTGGCACGCGGAACACGGCTGGCTGTGGAACATTGACGTAGACAACGTTTTTGTCGGGACACTGTTCTGTACGCTGTTATGCGGGGACGGGTGCTTTATCCATTTCAAGGCCGGAAAGTACATGCACGTCCCCGGCGTGATAATTCTGGCCATCATGAAAAAAGCCATGCGGATGCTGTCGGCGGAGTGCGACGTTATCTTTGCCAGCATCGAGACGCGGAATCAGAAACTAATCCGCACGGCTATCCTTCTGGGATTCGGAACCATTGACGGCGGCGGCTGGACGCGGGACGGCGTTCCGGTGACGCTGCTGAAATATTACGGGCGTTCTTTATGCTATAGTAAGACAGAAACCAACCAACAGCGAAAGGAGCTGACCAATGGGAACCAAAGCCGCAAAAGTGAAAACCCCTGACGATCCCGATCCCACTCCGATGACCGCGAGCGATTCCACGCAGGAAGTGGCCGGAGCCGCGCGCGCCGAGCGGAAGAAAAACGCCAAGAACTACGGGCGGAATCAAACGATACTGGCCGGAAACACGGCGCAGGACAACCAGCAGAAGAAAACTATTCTGGGGGGCTGACCCATGCTTGAACCGAAAGATATCATCCGGCGATACAACGCGCTGAAAGCCAAGCGTGACGGGCTATGGCTGGAAGTGTGGCGCGAGGCGCGCCGTTACTGCATGCCGACCTACTCGGACTTTAAGACCGAGGGGGGAGTACGCGGGAAATACCTCTTCGACACCACGGCAATCGAGGCGCGGGAACGCCTTGCTGCCGGGATGTTCAACTGGATGGCTCCGCCTGATAAAAGATGGTTCGAACTGGTCCCGCAGGACAACGAACTGGCGAAAGATGAAGAGGTCAAGGACTACTTCGGCGAGGTTACGCGAATCGTTTCCGTGTCTCTGGCGAACAGTAATTGGGCGTCGATCCTGATTCAGGCTTTGAACAACCTCGCTTGCGGCCTTGATGCCGTAGTCTACTGCGAGGACGGCGGCGACCAGAGCGTATTAAGTTTCACCTCGTTCCCGATTGAAACGGTATGTTACAGCGAGGATTCGCGCGGGCATGTCGATACGCTTTTCCGTGAAGTGGAAATGACGGCGCGCCAGCTGATGCAGGAGTTCGAGGAAGACCATCTTCCTGACAAAATCCGCGAAGAGGCCGGAAACCCGGACAAGAAGGACACGAAACACAAAATCCTGCACGGCGTCTTTCCGCGCCACGATCGCGAAAAAGGCTGTCTCGACCGGAAGAATATGCCGTTCGCGGACGTCTACATTGACGAGGAATCCAGCACAATCATCTACGAGGGCGGATTTGAGGAATATCCGTTTGCGGTCTGCCGTTTCGAGAAGAGCGATAACGAAACCTACGGGCGCGGTCCGGGCGTGAACATGCTTCCGACCATCAAAATGGCCAACCGGATGTCCGAGGCGTACATTCTGGGACGCGAACACCAGAGCGACCCGACCTATCTTGTGCCGGACGGTTCCCTTGTCGCAAAGGATTTTAACCGTGACCCCGGCGCGGTCATCCCGTACAAGCCGGATATCAACGGCAGCAAGCCGGAAATGCTCCCGAACAACATCAATTTCGGGACGCTGTTCGAGGATATCGCCGCCATTGACGAAAAAATCAAATATGGTTTTTATTGGGATATCTTCGACCCGCTGGGCGACCTGAAACAGATTACCGCGACCGAGGCGGAAATCAGGAATGAAGGGAAGATGATTCCGTTCGCGCCTATCGCGGGGAATCTGCACAGCGAACTTTTCCGCGTCATCATCCACCGCGTCTATGGGATATGCTATCGGCGCGGGATGCTTCCGCCGCCGCCGCCGAGACTGGCCGAGAACCCGGATTACAAAGTCGAGTTCGTGAGCAAGATCGCGCTTTCCATCAAGAAACTGGAAACGCTGGGCTGGCTGCAAACGGAAGCCTCGCTTATGAACATGGCACAGGTGAAGCCGGATATCATCGACAACTTCGATACGGACGAAATCGCGCGGAGCATGGCGCTCGCCAACGGATGCGCTCCGAACTGGCTTGTGAACGAGAAAGACCGCGACAACGCACGGGCGGCGCGCGCGGAAGCGGCGCAGCAGCAGCAAGCAGCGGAACAACTCCTTGCCGGAACTTCCGCGCTCGGCGCGAACCTCGGCAAGACGCCGGAGAAAGGCAGTCCGCTTGACGCGGTTATGTCGGGCCAGGGCGTATGAGCGAAGACGAACTGAACAAGTTGAGGCTGGCGTTTCACCTCGTATTTGAGACGGACAACGGACGCGCAGTTTTGGTGGAGCTTGCGAACTTCACGCGGGCAGATGAAGCCGAATACTGCGCGGACGCCCGCAAAGATGCGTATATGCAGGGGAGACGTTCGGTCATGCTTCACATTCAAAAACTCCTGAAATAAGGAAAACACCATGTACCAAAAAAACGGAAATGAAATCCGGTCGGAACGCGGCGTTCTGGTGGCGACACTGAACGGCGATACGCTCGTCATGGCACCGGGCAAGAAATCGCAGGAAACGAAAGTCCGCGCGTTCCTTCAGGAAAACGGCGGCGCGGACAGCATCCCGGTCGAGGAAAGTGGTTCGTGCAATAATAGCACAGACCACGCGGACGCAGAGGAAGCGGAAACTCCGGGCGAGTTCAAGGCGAAAGTTTTTGTCGGGGATATTCCGATTGAACACGTCAATGCCGCGAAGCAGCAGGACGCGCCGCAGACGGAAGCGGAATGGCTGGTTGATTCGATACCGGAAGAGGAACTTCCGCCGTACAGCGCACAAATGGGCGTCAACACTCCGGGCTTCGGAGATTACATCAAAAAACACAAACTAAACAAGGAACAGACGGAAGCTCTTATTAAGAGAATCCGCCGCATGAAAGGATGGTAAACATGCCGGAAACACTTTTGAACGGAACACCTGAACCAGCGCAGACGGTCGTACAGCCGAATCAGACCATTACGGGCGGGGAACAGAAGACCAATCCGCCGCCGCAGACCGCGCCGTTCGATTTCAAGACGATGCTGGGAGACGCGGGGGAATTCTCCGCGAACTGGCGGGACGGATTGCCGGAAGGAATCCGCGGCGAACGATGCCTTGACAATATCAAGAACATCGGCGCGCTGGCGAATTCGTATGTTCACGCACAGCGGGCAATCGGCGCGAACAAAGTGGCCCTGCCGAACGAGAACAGCACGGAAGAGGATTGGGCGGCCTTTTACAAGGCTTGCGGGCGTCCTGACGGAGAAAACGACTACACCACGGACGGCGTGAAACTGCCGGAAGGAATCACGCTGGACGCCGACAAGGTGAACGAGTTCCGCAAATTCGCGTTCGCCAACGGATTCAATCAGAAAATGTTCAACGCCGCGCTTGCGTTCGATGTCGAGCGCGTCCAGCGGCAGAGCGCAGAAGCGGAAGCGGCGGCGCAAGTTGAGTACAACGAGACGCTGACGAAACTGAAAACGGACGAAACGAGCGGAGAACTGCGGCGGCAGTACGGCAACGACTTCGCCACGATGGACGCTGTAATCAAGCAGTGCAACAAGGCCATGCAGACGTTCGGGCTGACGGAAGTGGCGGCGAAAGCCGGACTTCTGAACAACTATCAGTTCATCCGCGCCATGGCCGGAATCGGCGCAAGCATGAGCGAAAGCCGCATCAAGGGGAACGATGCTCCGCATCTGACTTCCGACCCGGACGCCCGCCTGAACGAAATCCTCGGCAATATGAACGACCCGTACTATAACAAAGAACACCCGATGCACGAGGCCCGTGTACGCGAGGTTACAAGCATTCTCACAGCGAAAGCAAACGCAAACAAGAAATGACCCGCCTTAACCGGGAACGAGAAGAGGCACGGATTCAGCCATAGGCGCGCGGCGAGACGATGCGCGTCCGTGTACATTCCTTGATGCGGCACTGCACCGCATTTTTGCAAATCGTCTTATGCAGTCGGCCAGTCGGATTTTTGGCATTTCTCCGGCTGGCCTTTTTCGTTGAAATATTTGATGCTGGCGTGATGCTATATTGATAGCAGAACGACCACAAAGGGGCAACTCCAGCGTGAATCCCTGACGGCGGTTCTATTCGGGACGGCGGTTCCGAATAGTGATCCGGCAAACCGGGCAACCACGAAAGTCATCACGCAAAACAAAACCTCTCTACATCAGGAGACCCCAACAATGGCAGAACTTGAACTCAACTTTGCCAAGCAGTACGGGAGCAACGTCTATACGATGGCGCAGCAGAAAGGCAGCCGTCTCCGTTCTTTCGTCACTATCGAAGAAATGCGCGGTGAGAAGAGACACTTCGACCGCGTCCACCCGACCGCCGCCGTCCGCAGCGACAGCAAGTACGGCGACACCCCGCTGATTCCCACGCAGTTCGACCGCAGAACCATCCACGCCCGTGAATACATCTGGGCGGATATGGTCGATTGGCAGGACGACCTCAATCTGTTCGTCGACCCGACCAGCAACATCGTCCGCATGGGCGGTTTCGCGCTCGGCCGCATCATCGACGACATCATCATTGAGAACGCTTTCGACGGCGTTTCCTATGAAGGCAAAGACGGCCTGACGACCGTGGCTTTCCCGAACGCGCAGAAGATCGATGTGACGACTGGCGGCTCCGCCAGCAATGTCGGCCTGAACGTGGAAAAACTCATTCAGGTCCGCAGCAAATTCGGCCTTGCCGACATCGACCTTGACGACCCCGAAAACAAGGTCTACATGGCGGTCACCCAGAAGCAGATCGATGACCTCGTTCGCGGCACGGATATCAAGTCCCGCGACTACGATGCCATCCGCGCGCTCGGCGAAGGACGCACGAACAGCTTCTACGGCATCGAATTCGTGACGACCGGACGCCTGAAAAAGGTTTCGGACGGCGGAACCGGATTTATCCGTACCTGTGCCGCGTGGTGCAAGAGCGGAATCATCCTCTGCATCCCGAAGGAAATCAGCATGAAGGTCGAAACCCGCGCCGACAAGTGCGACAACTGGCAGGCCCTCGCGAAGATGAAGGCCGGCGCCACCCGCATCGAGGACGCAAAAGTCATTCAGGTCTTCTGCGAAGAAGCCTAAGGAAAGGAGCTGAACCATGCCAACTATCCAGTCCAATGTCGCGGCCAAACAGACCACGATCGCCCTTGATTCGAAGCTCGGCACCACGGAATTCGGCGGACGCGTCCGCCTGATTCACGGCGTCGTCACGACCACGAACGGCGCAGCCGGAACCATCATCGAACTGGCGCGTCTGCCGAAAGGCGCGCGTCTCCTTCCGCAGTCCCAGATTCACTTCGAGGCCGGGCAGAATGCCAGCCTCACGGTGAAAGTGGGCGACGCTCTGGACGATGACCGGTATTTCGCGGCGGCCGCACCCGGCGCAAGCCAGACCAGCAAGAATCTGACGGCAAACGTTCTCAACGATTACGTCTGCCCGGAAGAAACGATGGTCTTCATGACGACCGGCGCGCAGGCCCTGACGGCGAACAAGAAGATCACCTTCGATCTGTTCTACGTCATCGACTAAGACCCCTCGGGGGCCGTGAGCTCTGGTCCAGCTCGTTTCCTACGGCCCCCTTTTCTTCCATTTTCCAACGTCCGCGAGGTGCAAATTGAATTCCGTTGAAATCTGCAATCTTTCCTTAATGATGATCGGGATGCCGATTATCGTTTCATTCGATGACGAAAACAACAACGCGCGGATGTGCAAAAACTTTTTTCCCGTTATCCGGGACAGGGTGCTTCGGGATCACTCTTGGAGCTTCGCCGTTTCCTATACTGACCTGAACGCGACCACGGAAACCAGCCCGGAACCGGATTATCCGTTTGTCTGCGCGGAGCCAATCGACCTTATCCGAATCCTTGACGTGGACGATGGCGAAGCGTATCTGCATGTAGGGAACCGCATTCTCACGCAACGAAGCGGATCCAAGTTGAAATATATCCGGCGCGTGGAAGACCCGGAGCAGTTCGATGAACTTTTCACCGAGGCGTTGCAGTACGCGCTTGCCGCCGAAATCATCATGACCAACACGCGCGACGCCCAACTTGTGAACTTCTACCGGAGCGAATACGAACGGCGTCTTATGGTGGCGCGGAGCATCGACAGCGCGGAGAACAGGCACGACCTGAAACCGCATCCGCGGCGCAGCCATTGGATTGAGGCGCGAGGCGGCGGCGGAATCCCCTATCGGCGCGGGAACACCGTCTGGACCGAAGGGACAGAAGGCAAGCAGATCGTGGAGGGATAAACGATGTCGCTTTATCTCTCCCTCAATTCGTTCAATGCCGGTGAACTCTCCCCGAAGATGCTGGGGAGAAACGATGTGTCGCAGTACGGAAAAGGCTGCGAACGTCTCCTGAATTTTTTCGTGACACCCTACGGAAGCGTGGAGCGCAGACCGGGGACGCGCGACCTCGGCGCGGCGAAATACCAGAACATGGCGGTGCGGCTGGTCCGGTTCGTGTACAGCAGCACTGATTCCTATATCTGCGAGTTCGGAAATCACTATGTGCGGTTCTGGAAAGACGGAGCGCCCGTAATGAACGGACAAAATCCCCTTGAAATCGAAACGGTTTATGCTTCAAATGAGCTTGATTCCCTTAAATGGATTCAGAGCGCAGACGTGATGACGTTGGTTCACCCGGCGCATCCCGTCTATGAAATGCGAAGAACCGATTCCAATACATTTACCCTGATGGAAAAAACATGGGAATATCCGCCCATGCTGGACCCCAATCTTGAAGACGACCTGAAAATCACGCCGTCCGCCGTGGATGGAAGCATCACCTTGACGGCATCCGGGGGAAACATTTTCCGAGCGCAACAGATAGGCGGTTTTTTCGAACTTATGCACATGCGCCAAGAAAACGTCATCAACAAAACCTTCGATTCTTCGACCAATCCGCACACGTCATCCGTGGCGTACAGCGGCGAGCTTGAAGTTAAAGGCTACTGGTCTTTCGTGACACACGGAACATGGTCCGGCAACGTCACCATCCAGAGAAGCTACGACAACAAAGTAACATGGAAGGACTACCTCGTATACAACTCCGTCAAGGACAGCAACTTTTCCACGTCCGGCACAGAGGAAGACGACGGCGTTTTTTACCGCGTGAAGATGACGAACTACTCCCAGAGCGACACAGGCACACTGAAAGCATGCAAAATCATGTTGAGCAATCCAGATTTTACCGTTACAGGCGTCGTGCGAATCACGGGCATAACTTCCACCATCACCGCGTCCAATACGGTTTATACGCGCTACCCTGACGGAGACACGAGCGGCGTTTACGCATGGAAGAACGGCAACAGCATCCGATATACGGCCTCGGAAATTCCGACGCCTACGGTTCATTCCTGCTACACCAACACCGCGCTGACCGCTGGCGGTTCTGTCATATCCGCAGCAACATCGAGCGCAACGGCGAACGTGACCAAGAAGCTCGGCGGTACGGACGCGACCAACGAATGGAACGAGGGGGCTTTCAGCGAGCTCCGCGGATTCCCCTGCTCCGTGGCTTATTATGAAGAGCGCATGATGTTCGGCGGAACGAAGTACAGGCCGCAAACGGTGTGGGGAAGCAAAACGGGAGATTGGGACAACTATCTTCTGGGCGACAAGGACGATGACGGCCTTGAATTTACGCTTTCCAGCGACACGGTGAATGAAATCCGGTGGATGTGCCAGCATAACGCGCTGGTGATCGGAACGGCGGATTCCGAATGGACGCTGTCCGCATCCAGCAGCGATTCCGCGCTGACGCCGACCAATTTCCAAGTGAAACGGCAAAGCGTCTACGGCACGAGCAGAATCCCCGCCCAGATGGCAGGGGAAACGATTCTCTTTGTGCAGCGCGGCGCGCGGAAGGTGCGGGAATTCGTGTACAGCTGGGAAAAAGAGGGGTACAACTGCCCTGACATGACGATTCTGGCCGACCATATCACGACTGGCGGCGTGCTGGAAACGGCGTTGATGCAGCTCCCCGATACGATTCTATGGTGTCTGCTTTCGAACGGCACGCTGGCCGCGCTGACCTACGAGCGCGACCAAGAAGTTGTCGGGTGGCATCGGCACGAACTGGCTGCCGGAAGCATCGTTTCCATCGAGGTGATCCCGAACGGAAACGAGGACGAACTTTATCTGGCCGCGAATCTCGACGGCGTGATCCGCATCTTAAAAATGGAATCGCGCAACAGTCAATTTTATGTTGACTACGGGAAGACGATTACGCAAACCTCGCAGGACTACGCAACGGGGCTTACGCATCTTGCCGGAAAGACGGTTCAAGTGGTGGCTGACGGCGCATTACAGCGAAGCAAAACCGTCTCAAACGCCGGACGCATCGACCTTGACGAGGCGGCAACAGAAGTAGTGGCCGGTCTCGGCTACACCAGCGAGCTTACGACAATGCCGCTTGAAATCGAGATGCAGAACGGTCAAAGCCTGCTTCGGAAGAAGACGGTGGGAGAAATCCGGCTCCGGTACTACAACAGCATCGGCGGCGAGGCGAAGAGCGGAGAAAGCGAATGGCAAACCATTATGAGCCGAGACATGATTTTCGACAATATGGATTCTCCCATCACATTGAAGAGCGAAGTCTCGCTGCTTAACCCCTTTAGCGGATTCTCGGCCATGGCGAACGTGAGCGTCCGGCAAAAAGAGCCTTTCCCCTTCAACCTTACGGCAGTCGTCGTGACCTACGAGGTGACGGAACAATGAGCGGATTCCTTATCGACAACATGACACAGGAAGACGCGGAACAGTCCATGGAATGGATGGACGCCCGCGTTCGTGCGGAGTGCGGCGAACACGCGGCAAATTACCATTTCCCGCGTATGTGGATCCCGCAGACCGGGCTTGTGGTGATGAACGAGAAACACGAACTTCTGGCCGTGGCGTTCGTCTACTTCGAGAAAACGGCGGCTATCGCATATTGCGGTTGGCTGGTGGCAAATCCGAGGAACACCCCGCTGGAATCCCACAGGGCAATCCGGCTGCTGGTGGCCGCGATTCCGAACTATGCGCGGCAGCATGGCGCGAAATGCCTTTTGACGTGCTACGGGAACCGCGGATTAAACAGGATTCTTGACCGTTCGGGATATCAGAACGGGGAAACATGCGAAACGAAATTCAAACTTCTCAACGAGAAAGGATAAAATATGGCTATCTCACTTGGTACAGCTTTGACTATCGCGACGGCGGTGGCCGCAACCACGGCAATCGTCGGCGGTGTAGTTGGCGGTGTCGCCAGCATCGAACAGCACAATCAGGCGCGCGCCAATGCAGAAATGCAAGCGGAACAGGCCGAATATAATAAGCGTCTCGAAGAGCGCGAAGCGAGCCGTCTGGAACGCGAGAACGAGGAAAACACGAGGCGGCAGCGCGAGCAAAGCGAATATCTGAAAGCCCAGCAGCGGGCTTTACTCGGCAAATCCGGCGCGGCCATGACAAGCGGAAGCCCGCTGGCAATCCTCGGCGCAACCGCCATGAACGAAGAACTGAAAGCGCAGGACGCGCATGTGGCCGGATATCAGGCAGTGCAGAACCACAGGGAACAGGCGAAAATGTACCAGTATCAGGCGGGCGTCGCGCGCGCACAAAAGCCGTCCGGTTCTTCTCTCGCGCTGTCTCTGGTCGGACAGGCGGCAGGAACGACCGGAAAGGTGGCCGGAATCGCCGGGAACTATGTGACACAGCGGGCAGAACTGAAATCCAATGGACTTTGGGGAAGAAGCATTTGGGGGTGAGTTATGCCGAGAATTCCGATGAGCGAACGCGGGTATGTCCCGCATGTTGAAAACAATGTCCGTATGCACGGCGCGCCGGGCATGGATTTCGGTATGGAGAACGCGCGCGCCCTGCGTGACGCCGGAAACGGCCTCGAAGACCTCGGACGCGGCGCGCTGGCGCTGTATGCAGCTGGGCGGGAATTTGTGGAGCGCGAAGCGGACACGCAAAACAAGCTGGCCGCGACAAACGCGCGCAATCTATACCGTGCCATCAACGAGGAACTGGAACTTCGAATGGCCGAGAATCCAGCCGACTTCAAAGAGTATTCCAAATGGGCGGACGAGGCGGACCAGCGATATCTTGACGAGGTACGGCAGTACACCGACCAGATGACGACGCCTTTCCGCGACCAGTTCAACGCGGAAATGGAAGGTGTCCGCATCAACAGTTTAAGCCAGCGGCAGAAAATCGGGATTCAGGCAAAAGTCACGGCTGACTACAATATGATGCAAACGCTCCTGAAAGACGCGGCGCAGCGCGGGGACGAGGCGGAATATAAGCGGATTCTGGACGAACACAAGGGAACGCTGATTTCGGAAGAGGAATACAACATCCGCAACGTGGAATACGGCAAGCTGGCGGACAGCGCGGCGGCGAAACGGCTGGTTGACGCGGCGGCTGATTCCGAATCTCCGGTTCAAGCCAAATCGATTCTGGAACGCCTGAAAGAGCGCGATTCGGACGGCAATTTCGTGAACTTCAAGAACATCACGGAAGACTACCGCGACCAGCTTATTCGCGTGGCAAAGACCGCCAAGACGCAGAAGGAAACGGAGCGGGACGCCCATGTTCTGGCGGAAATCAATCAAGGCCGCGTCCCGACCGAAGACAGCCTTATCGCCGCGAAGGACGCCGATATCATCACCGAGGAACAATTTAACCGCTATATGGGGTGGGTGAAGTCCTACAACTCGGCAATCGCGAGCGCGGAAAAGGCGGCGAAAGCCGAGGCGAAAGCGGAGAAGAACGAGGCGAAACAGGCGGCCAACGAAGCGAAGCGTTTGCAGAGGGAACAGGAAACTATCGAAAAAGATCATTGGAATTACAAAATCTCCAACACATGGTTTTCCAGTGACCCGAACGCGGCATGGGCGCAGCGTGAACAGATTTGGAGCGAAATCATCAAATCCGTCAATGATTCCTCGGATTTGAACGAACTTATGAAACACCTTGATTCGCAGATGCAGGACGGACTATCCGGCAAGAGCGAGTTCACGACCCCGGACGGGAAACTGGTTCAGCAGTTTATCGAAAAGTCCTATCGGGACGGAGTTCAAATCAAGGGGCTAAAGTGGGACCCGTGGGGACCACAAAAAGACAAGAGCCAGAAGTTTATGCAAGCCCGGTATTACGAAATCCACGAAATGGCGCGGGAAATGCTCCGCAAGGGAAAAACCGGAACCGAGGTCATCGAGGAAGTGCAGAAGCGCGTAAGCCAGTTGAATGACGGCGATATCAAGGTCATCATGACGCCGCGCTATATCCGCGACAAGGCGCAAACCGGATTCAGGCCGCAGCCGGGCGACACGTTCGGCGGCTACATCTACAAAGGCGGCGACCCCGCCGATGAAAGAAGTTGGAGTAAAAAATAATGGATAACAACATCAAGCCGTGGGAAATGTTCGGCGGCGGAAATGCGCCGGCGCAGGAAAACAGCGAACCCGTCAAGCCGTGGGAATACTTCGCAGACCAGCGGAAGCAGCAGAGCGGTCCGACACTACGGGACCGTGCGGCAATCCGTGACAGTTTCGTGGAAGACCCGCTTGCTTGCGTTCCAGAAGAGAATCGCGCGGCTATCGAAGCAATCTTGAAGTCTGACCCAGCTGGCGCGGAAGAGAAGAAAAAGCGAATCGCGCTGTCCCGCTATTACAGCATGAATCACCCGGACGCGGCGGATTTCATCTTTGACAACCTTGAAGCGGCCATTGAGAAGTTCGAGGGAAAGCCGATGTCCGTGGAACAGGCATACAACAGTATCGCGCAGATTTATCAGCCGAAACACGAGAAAGGCTTTTGGGAAAACCGCGCTGTGGCGGCAGGCGTCGAGGGAGAAGGGGAAGTTGCCAAGGGGACGTTCAACACGGCGGCGTTTTTTGCCAAACTCTTTGTGTGGGGCGCGAACGAGAACGCGCGCGCCGAACTTATGGCGCAGGGGCTTCCAGAGGCCGCCCAAATGATTCCGTCCGGCGAAAAGGTCGGGAAGGACGTTGAGAATAAAATCAGAGGCGTCTACAAAAAGCATTACGAGCCTGTCCGGGAATGGGCGGCGGAGAACATGGATTTGCCGGAAGATTGGGTAACCAATTCGGATTCTTTAGGGGATTGGCTGGCAAACGCCGGAATCGCCATTGTGAACTACACGCCGCAGCTGGCCGCGCAAGTCGGCCTTGCGGCCACAGGCGTCGGCGCCACGGGAATCGGCGCGGTGTACGGCATTGGCGGGTATTATGACGCGCGGGACGAATACGGCATGGACGAGGGAAAGGCTTTAGTCTACGGCTTCGGCATTGGCCTGATTAACGGCGTCCTCGAAAAGATTACGCTCGGCATTGTCGAGGGAAAAGTTTCGGAAAAGGTCGCGAAGGAAGGAATCAAGAAAGGTCTGCTCGGATTCCTGAAACATTACGGATTCGCGGCAGGAAAAGAGGGCGCGGAAGAAGCCCTTGAAGAAATCGCGGAAAACATCCTTGACATCGGCATGGGCGTGACGGACACGACCGATTTCACAGAGGCCGATTATATCAAGGCCATCTTCAAGGGCGTCCCGGAAGCGGCGTTTCTCGGCGCGGTAACTGGCGGCCCGCTGGCTACGGATTCCTATATCAATCTGCGGGAAGTCGCGGAGCGGAACGAGGAAGCGCGGGCGAAAGTAACCGAGCGCATCCATGAACTGACCGAGAAAGGCGAACTGACCGAGGACGAGGAAAAGGAACTTGGCGCGTTGCAAGTGATCGAGGATTCCGGCGACCCGATGCAAGCACGACAAGCCGCCATTGAACTCGGCATTATGGACGATGCCAGAGCAATCGAAGAAGAGGAAGCGGAAGCGGAACTGACGGACGAAGAGCGCGAGAAACGCGCGGCGGCCAGAATGGAACACGCGGCGGAAGAAGGACGGAACAGTTATCTGCTCCGGCATGAAATCAAATGGAACCCGCAAGACACCATTGACCGCGTCCGCGATATTATGCTTCAATTCCCGGCGTTTGAATATAACGCCGTATGGTCTGCGGATATGCTCCCGGACGAGGTGAAACAGGCGCAAATCGCGAACGGCATCAACCTTGACAGGGTGCGCGCTGCCATTGATTCGGACAACGTGATTCATATTGTGGCCGACAAGGTGCGTCCGAGCGAGGCCGCGCAGGTCATCGGACACGAAATCATCGGACACCGGGGCTTGCGCGCAACGTTCGGGGACAAGTTCGACAGTTTCCTTGACCGCATCTATAAAGAACGGTACGAGGAAATCGACAAGTATGCCGAGCGATACCACACGTCCACGGAAACCGAGGAAGGGCAGCGTTACCTTACCGAAGAATACCTTGCGGATATGGCAAACGCGGAACAGAAACCCGTCTGGTGGAAAGAGTTTATCGCGCAAATCCGCGATTTCCTGCGGAAAGTCTTTCCGAACATCCATTTCTCTGACGCCGATATCGAACACGCGCTGATGCGGTCCGCGCGCGCCATGCGCGAACAGCGAAAGAATCCCGGCGCGGCGCGGTTCAGCATTTCCCCTGTGTGGACGGGAAGCGCGGCTGATTACGGCCAGCCGAGCCTGAACTATGTCGGAACAGGCGAAGGGGCGCAAGTGTACGGCTGGGGGCTGTACGGCAGCACATCGCGCGGAGTTGCGGAGTGGTATGCGGAAACCGATGTAGACAGAAAAGGAATCGGGACGCTCCGCAAGTTCAATTTTGACGGCGTTCCAATTTCAAACAATCCTGATATTGACGAAAAATCTTTTCCGAATCTTTCCGAAGAAGAACGTTCCATTCTTCGAATGGCATGGAACATTATCTATGGACGCAGAAACAGAATCAGCAGGGCAGACCTTGAAAACGAACTGTATCAACAACTGGAAGACAATCTAAACTTTTCCAAATTTCTTGGTGAAAAGGTTGACCGCGAACAGACATTTGCCGCAGCTGAAAACGTGCTGTCGAAAATTGAGATTACCGATATCGAGGAAACGAAACCGCACAATCTGTATAAACAAACGTTCTGGCCGGACAAGGAAGAAAATCTGCTGGATTGGGACGAGAACATTTCCGAAGAACAGGCAAATCAGATTCTTGACGCCCTTGCGAAAGAACATGACAATCCCCGCCTGATCGGTTATGTAAACGCAGAGCGCGGAGTTGACGCTGCGATTGACGGAGAAGAATTCGAAAAAGAATTCTATTATGCGCCGGATGTGATGCGCGGTTATCTGGAAAAATATCTTGATTTCTACGAGGCGCATGGAAAATATGTCTATAAACAGCTTGCGGACGTCTTTAATTCGCCTAAAGCGGCGAGTGAATTCTTGTACCGCGCCGGGATTGACGGTATAACTTACATCGGAGATTCGTCCCGCGAACAGAACTATGTCGCGTTTTCCGACAAGGATATCCGCGTAGACGAGCATATCAAGTTTGCCTTAATCGGGGAAGACGGTGCGACCAGAGCGCAGATGAATCTTGACAATCTGAACCGCGCGAAAGAAATGGAAAAGGCCGGATTCGACAACAAAACGATTTGGGCGGCGACCGGATGGGAACGCGGGAAAGATTCCTACTGGCGCATGGAAGCGCCGGACGTGCGCCTGAAAACGAACGAACTGACGGCTGGCGGAAACTATAACGCCCTGATTGACTATGACGGCCCGGTGGACGGATATTTCAGCGCGCCGGAACTTTTCAGCGCATATCCCGACTTGAAACAGTACAGAATCAACGTGGTCCCGCTGCCGCGCGGGGAAGCCGGGTATCACGACAAGAAAAACAAGATAATCGCCATCAACAAGACGTTGCTGACCGACCACAGTTTTGACGCGCTGAACGATATGGAAGCGGACAAACGGGACGCAAAAACGCCGGAAGAGGCCGCGCGTATCGAGGCGAATATTAAGGACTTGCTTGCCGACTTCGAGGAAAGTATCAATAACGTGCTGATTCACGAGGTGCAGCACGCTATTCAGCACATGGAAGGATTCTCCGGGGGACAGAATCTTGTTTCCGTACGTTCCATGACCGATTACGACGATCCGGCATTTCTCCAAGCCAAAACGGAGTACGAACGGAAGCATGACGAATTTAAGGCTCTGACCGAGCAGATTCCCAGCGGATACGGCCTTTTGTGGACGATTGACGACTGGCTTCAACGGGATGTTTTCAAGGGGAACCGCGATTTCTATCAACACGCGGCGGATATTTTCAAGAAATACGTCCCTGAAAACATTGATGACAGATTCCATTATTTTTCCGCTTACTTGCGGCTGGCTACGGATTTGCATATCCTTGACGCGCGCATGAAATATCTTTCCAGTGATTTCAGCCGTTATCGCAGAAGCGCGGGAGAGGTCGAAGCGCGGAACGTGGAAATGCGGAACGTGATGAATCCCGAACTTCGGAAAAAACGTCCGCCGAGTGAGACAGAGGACTATTCAAGAGACGAACAGATTGTTCGTTTCAGCGTGGCGGAAACTGGCGAGGACGTGCGTTTCAGCATCCGCGAGGAAGACCCGCCGAAGAAGACTTTGAAGGGCTATAAGGTTTTCGCTGTAAAAAAGAAACAGCCGGGCGAACTTTTCCCGCCTATGGTGGCAAATCCGGGCGGCGAATCCACCCCGGTCGGCATCTGGCTGAACGCGGACGCTGCACCGCGAGCGGAAGACAGCAAAACGGGGCGGAAACGGGTACAGGCAGGGGGCAAGGGTACGAACGTTGGAAAACAGACGCTTGCCTATCGTCCCGGCTGGCATTTGGGAGAAGTCCCGATTGCGAACCAGTTTATGAAGAAAAACCCCGAAACAGGCGAATACGATCTTTTCCCGGATAATTTCGTGTGGGCGGAGTGCGAGATTGCCGCAGACGTGGACTATCAGAAAGAGGCCATGAGTTACGGCTACAACAAGAACGGGCATTTTGAACACGCGAAGGCCGGACTACCGCGCATCCCGAAAGACGGCTTCTATCGTTATCGGACGAATCCAGACCCGAAGACGGAAGCATGGATGATTACCGGGGCCATGAGGGTGACGCGCATCCTTGACGATGCCGACGTGGAAAAAATCCTGAAAGACGCAGGACGTGAGCCGTATAAACGGCAGGGTGGGCCTATTGATTTGGCAGCGTTCGGGCTGGAAAAAGGCGACGTCACCAAGACGCGGTTCAGCGTGTCCCCGGTCTACACCGGAAGCGCGGCGGACTACGACCAGCCGAGCCTGAACTATGTCGGGACGGGCGAAGGAAATCAAGTCTACGGGTGGGGGTTGTACGGTTCTTCCAGCGAGGATGTCGGGCGTGATTACGCAGAAGCAGACTATAATAGAAAATTTGGAACCGGATACATTTACTATAATGGAAAACCTTTAGATAATCTGACGGAAATTTACGATTCCGCTCCGCATAAAAATGAATATGATAGCCGTATCCTGCATATTATTTTAAGCGTTTTAAGACAAGATGCATACAATCTGTATTCATCTTCCGGTAAACCTGATATTAAAAAAGCAGCCGAACGTGTTGTTGGATTCTATACGGGGCAAGACCTTGAAAATTATCGCGCTGCCGCTCTTGACGTTTTTGATTTGGTAGAGAAAGGAAATTTGACATATAATCCCGTCATCGAGAACAAAAAGAATCTTTATAAACAGACTTTCTGGCCTAATCGGAATCAAAATCTTATCTATTGGGAAGAAGGATTCAATGCTACACAACGATTCCAAATCAAGGAACAGGCGAAAAAAGAAAATATCACCTTGCCGGATGATATGTTCCATTATCGTGATTTTGATTATAATTACGATATGCTTTCAGAGTTGCTTGGTTCACCGAAATCCGCGAGTGAATTTTTATATCGCGCTGGAATTGATGGGGTAACTTATATTGGAACCGCTTCCGGTTCTCGGAACTATGTGGCGTTTTCTGACAAGGATATCCGCGTAGACGAGCATATCCGTTTCAGCGTGGCCGGAGAAGACGAAAATCTGATTGCCGTTCACAACGTGAGCGAACAGAAACTTCGGGACGCCATCAAACTCGGCGCGCTTCCGGTCCCGTCTCTGGGAATTATTGACGCGGAGAAGAGCGATTTCACGGACTACGGGCGCATCACGCTCGTGGCGGACACCAATCTGATCGACCCGACAAACCGGAAGAACAAAGTGTTCGGAGCGGACGCATACAGCCCGCGCCGCCCGAACGTTGAGAAAAAGTATTCCGACAAAGAGTTTGACCGCGCTCTGGAAGTGATTACGCCGCACGAGCAGCACGAGGCGGATTCCCCGCTTTCCATCCAGCATCTTGTCTATCTGCACCGGGATGACATGGTAAGCAGCGACTTTGAAGACGACCTGAAACACCTTGACGCCGTTCGCGCATGGTACGCCGAAACAAAGGACGGGGAAGAGGTTTTTGAAGACTGGTGGCAGCGCGTGGCCGCGCCCGAACTTGACCTTCATCCTATCGAACGCATCTTTGACGGATTCACCTACTCCGGCAAACGGCGTTATCTGACGGCCAACCTCGAAACCATCGTCAAACTGATGACGAGAAAAACGGCGGACGGCGAAGGATTCTTTTACGGCCTCGGCAACGTTCGCGCCCTTGTCTCAAAGCAGTTCAAGAGCGTGGCGGAAATCAAGAAGAACCGAGATAAAATCGTCTCCGGCGAGGACTACAAGAAAATCAAACAGGAGTACACGGAAGAGTTCAACGACCTGCTGGACCGTATTTCTGCCTCTATCCGGGGAAACAATATTTCGCACTCCATCGACACGGCTGGCGATCTGCTCCGCGCTATGGCAGAAGGGACACGGAACCGCGAGAACTGGGAATGGCTTATCGAGGCATTGGGTCACGACAATCCGATTTATCAGGATATGGCTGACTTCCTGATGAAGCTGAAAAACATGCCGACACCGCTCTTCGAGGCAAAGCCGCAGCGGGCCGTGTATCTCAACGAGTTCAAGGCGGCAGTCGTGCCGGAAGGTACGGCGAAAGACATCCTGAACGCGCTGGAAGAGGCGGGCGTAGACGTGTTCACCTACGCGAACGATGCGGCGCGAAAGGCGACGCTTCAATTCGTGACGCAAGAAAAGAAACTCCGTTTCAGTCTCGAAAGCATGAGCGACGAGGACAAGCGGGATATTGTCGCCATCCTGAAACCGAAGTATGCAGCCGAGGATTTCGTAGAACCGGCCCAGGTCAAATTCTATCTCGGAACGCTCGGCATCCAAATCGATGACGAGAACGAGGCTTGGAGCCTGTACCAAATGGCAGGAATGGAAATCAAGGAAGAGAAGCGCAAAGTCGCAGCGCAGAAGAAAAAGGCAACCGAGCGGGCGCGCGAACAGTGGATTCTTGACAACTACGATATCATCAACAAGGCGCAGGAGTTCACCGGATACGGCGGCCTTGACATCGTTATCCGTCCGAGTATGCGCTTTGACGATGCGGACGAATGGCCCGGCACGTTTATCGCGAAAGAATGGCGCGAAAAGGGGAAGAAGAGGCCGCGCGGGAACCGCGAAAGCGAACTTCGGTATAGCCAGTATCTTCGGAAGCGCGATATCGCCCTATCCCATGCACAGGGGAAAGCCTCTGACGAACTGGCGCAGGAAATCGCCGACAAATACGGCGGGGATCCGCTGGATATCGAAGAAGCCCTGATTGAGACGTTCCGTTACTTGAAAAAGCCAGACCTCTATGCCGCGTACAAAAAGCACGTTGAAGAAGAAAAATTCCGCGACAAACAGGCGGAAGAGGAATGGAAAGCAGAGCGCGAAGCGACCAAACAGGCGGAAATCGAGGACACCGTAGTGGATTTGATTTCTCGCGGGGAACCGATTACGCCGGAGTACGCCGAAGCAAATCCCGAAGTGTTCAACGAGCTTTACAGGCAGTTCATGGAAGAGGAACCGCCGAAGAGCAAAAAGCCGTCTGAACTGAACCTTGAAACGATTAACGCCGCACTTCAAAACGAGAAAGGCCGTGAAGAAGGATATGCGGCGGCGTACAAGGACGCTCGCGCGGCCTCGTGGAAAGAGTTTTCGAAGCGTCTGGGCGAACTCCGCGACGAGTTCTTGAAGGGAAACGCGAAGACGGCGCAGTTACAGCGCGACGCCATCAAGTTCGCGGAAGAGCATCTTCCCGAAGAACTTCGCGGAGAATTCACGCGCGGCATCGTGCGGCTGCTGGAATACGGGACCAGCCCGACCAAGAAATATCCCGAAGGGAAGCGGCTGGCCATGTATCACAAACTCATGGACGACATCCTGACGGCGAGCAAGAAGAAGCGCGCGGAAACGAGCATCGAGAACATCCGGGAAATGCTGGACGCCGCGAAGATGAAACGGAACTGGAAGGGGATTCCGGTGAGCATTATTCCGAGCGAACAGGCTCACGTTGACCGCATCCGCAAAATCGTCGACATGAATCCTGCGACGGTTGCGAACGCCGTGGACTACAACAACGAGCGAATCGCCGCGCTGGAAATGCAACTCGACAGCCTTTCCGCTGACGAGGACCGCGCGGATATCGAGGCGGAAATCAAGCAGCACACCGAGGACAACGCGCTTCTGGAAATGTTCGGGAATCTGCCTTATCTCCCGGTCGAACAGGTGAAGACAGCAGAAAACATGCTGAAAAACCTTATCAAGAAAGGCAAAATCGACCTGAAAACACAGTTGGGTGCGCGGTTTGCCGAGGCGGAGAAACTCCGCCGACAGGCGATTGATGACGCGACTTTCGGGAAGAACTATGTTCCCGACAACTCGGACGCGAAGAATCATCTGACCTACATGCTGAAAACGTCCTCGCTTGCGAACTTGATGCGGATCGCGTCCGGGAAATCCATACAGGACTTTGACGACAGTTATGCGGGGAAACTCTGGAACCGCATCGAGGACAGCACCCAGACGGAACAGACCAGCACAAGACGGCTTCAAAACGACTTTGACGCCGCGCTGGAAGAATACGGCGGGGTGACCGGAAACGTTCTGTCCAAGATGCGGAAGAAAGGAAAACTGCTCCGCGAAATGAAGACCGTTACGGAGAAGACCGGAGTTTTCAAAACGGAGTATTCCCGCATCGTCAAGGTGGACGAGGCGGCTGTTACGGAAGGACAGCGGCGCAAGGTCGTCCGCGATATGGTCCCCGTGGATGATTACGTATACATGGGCCAGAAGATGCCGGGCGCGCGGAGCATCCTGCGGGCAATCGAGAACGGCGAACCCGCGCTTATCCCCACCAAACTCGGCGGGACGCGCGAACTGCTGCTGGACGAAACGGGCGTTTTCTTCCTGCGGAAGCAGCTGGAAGATTATGACGCCGGAATCAAGCGCACTTATGAAGTCTTCACGGATAAGGGCGATCAGGAAGCCTATAACAAACTGCAAGAGGAAGAAGGGACGTACAAAATCATGCTCCTAAGCCACGCAGCGAACGAGAGCGCGGCGAAGGTGGAAGTCCCGCTTTCACAAGGCTCCGCGCTTCAAATCCTGCTGACGTGGGAACAGGAAGATTTCCGCCCGAACATGCTCTGGAACGGCTGGACGGAAGAAAGCATTGAGCAGATTAAAAAGTTCCTGAAACCGGAGACGAAGAAGTTGGGAGAATGGATGCGCGACTATATCGCGAAGAACCGCGACGCTCTGGATGCGGAAGTCTACAACCGATACGGCGCGCATCTGCCGAAGAATCCGAACTACTGGCCGGGCGTGTTCCGTGGAAGCATGGCCAACGAACCGACCAGCGGGCCGCGCGGCGCGGGCATGATGACCATAAATCCGAGTTTCCTTATCGCGCGCAGATTCCACCTGAAACCGCTGGATATGGACGCGGATGCTTTCACGACGTTCTTCAACAACCAAATCGGTCAGGCGCATTTCCTCGCGTGGTCCGACACCATCCGGCAACTCCGGGAAGTGTACGGCAACCAGCGCGTCCAGAAAGCAATCAACGACAACTTCGGGAAGGACGTGACGCGGGAAATCGTGGAGCAAATCGGGACGCTGGCGCGCGGCGGACAGATGATTTCGTCCGAGTGGTACAATAAGTACATCTTCAACGAACTGTACCGCTATTGGGTCCCGGCGAAAATCGCGGTCAACCTTTCCAGCATCATCAAGCAGGGTCTCGGCGTTCTGTCCTATACGAACGACATGCCGATTATCCCGTTCGTGAAAAACCTTTCCAAAGCGAATTTTGCGAACAAGGATTTCCGGGAGTTCGTGCGCTGGGCGAAAGATTCCGACTACATCAAAAATCGAAAGGCTGGCGGCCTCGACCGCGATCTGATTTACATGTTGAGCGACGCCAAGGACAGCAAGCAGTACAGCCCGATGATGGACGCGATTCTGGCGGCTTCCACATGGGGAACCAAAGTGGCGGACGTGTGGAGCGCGCTTCACGGCGGATATGCCGTTTACCAGTACGCAAAGGAACAGGCGAAGCAGCGCGGCCTTAATGAAACCGAGGCGGAGCGCGCAGCGCGCCGGGCATGGATGCGGGCAACGGACGAGACGCAGCAAAGCGGGTATCTGAAAGACCTGAACTATTTCCAGCAGAATCAGGGCTTAATCCGGTATCTCACGGCTTTCCGAGCGAATCCCATCCAGCTTATGAACCTCGAACTGCGGACGCTCCGGGAACTCAAATACGGCGCGGACAAGGCGGCGGCCAAGAAGAAACTTGCGCGGCAGCTTCTTGTGAACCACATCGTAGTCCCGACCATGATGCAGTTCGTCACAGATATGCTTCGGTACGGTCTTGACGTTTTTGATGAGGCGGAAATCGAGGACTACTTTATCGCGTGGCTGTTCGGCCCGTTCGAAAGCGGCGTCCTGTATTTCCAGCTGGCGAACAAACTGGTCAATATCGCCGCCGACAAAATCATCCGCGGCAAGTCCAGCATCAAGTCAACATTCAGCGCGGTGCCGATTGCCGAGGATATCGAGCGGGATGTTTCCAACCTTATCGAACTGGCCGGAGACGAAGAAATCACGGCGGACGAAGCTATGGACGGCATCAAGGCAGCCGGAGACATCGGCATGGCAATCGGCGCATGGTACGCGCCGGCCGGACCTATCGGGACGGCGGTTTCCGCCCTTGCGACGCAGGGGAAACGTCTCTGGAAACTCTTCAATAGAGACGAGGAAAACGGCGGAAATAAATGACGCGCGCAACATGCTATATTAACCACAACAACCGGAGAACTCACCATGTTAGAAAATCTTAACGTAAAAGAACAGTATGTAATCGCCAGCAATCCCGTGTTCGATTTCGGAGTACGGTTTTTCAGCCCCGGCGATATCGCGTGTTACGAGTACAATCCGACCACGGGCGTGGAAACGGAGCTGACGAGCGGAACGGATTATTCCGTCGAGGAGAAAACGGATTACTCGTCCGGCGCGAAAGTGACGCTTCTGGGGACGCTGAACGCTGGCAACGTGCTTACCATCGTTCGGACAGCCCTGCCGATTCAGGACGTTTCCCTTCCGAACTTCGGGAAAATTCCCTCGGAATCCCTCGAAACACAGCTTGACCGCGGCGCTGCGGTGCAACAGCAGCTTCACGACACGGTGCAGCTGACGATGCGCATGCCGTACGGCGTTTCCAGCGGGACCACGCCGGAGCAGTATATGAGCGGATTCGTCTCGCGGCTGATCCCATCCAGCGGCGGCGGTGGCGGCGGCGGTTCGAGTTATGATTTCAATTCCAGCGAGTTCACCGTTACAAGCGGCGGTTCTGTCACCATCAACCAGATCGGCCAGAACAAAATCACCGGGCTTACGTCCGCGCTGAACGCGAAACAGGATAAACTTGTTTCGGGCAACTCGTACAGCATCAAAGTGAATTACGCAGACAGCGCGGGTTATGCGGACGGCACAGGAAGCGCGCTTTATGCGGACAGCGCGGGGAGTGCCGGATATGCTCCTTATACGGGGCCGTTCGCTTTCAGCGGCGCAAGTACGCCTTACGGAATGTACTATGGCGTCCAAAATGGAAACGTGTACTTCGGCGGAAGCTCCTACGAGGTTTCAAGTAACACAGGCGGGTCAACTCCGCTTGGAGTTGGTTCGACTCTCTATCTGCATCTTTTCAATTCCGGATACGGATACGAACACGAATATGTAACGAGCGCTCCGCCTTCTTCTTCCATCCCGGACGGGCATTATTATACGGCAATCGCGAAGAACTCCGGTGGAAAAGCCGTACAAATCCAACACGGCAACATCTTCCTGCCGGGGTTTACGTCTGGCGGAAGCGGCGGTATTGGAAACGCTTTTGTATCGTCTGTTTCTGATGGATTTGTCGCTCCTGCTCCCGGAATCATCTTTGCGAATGCTGTTTTGAATGCCAGTGAGGCAGCAGGAAACGAAGCAATGATTTCAACCACAGGAACAGATTCAGGAAGCTGGGTACACTACGGTAAAATCCCACAGGGTGGAACGACCACTGATTTCAATGGCGCTGAAATCGGATGCGCTGCAACCCTTCCAATCGAATCGGGTGCAACGCTTCATCTTGGTGGTTCCATGAAACAGACAGTTTTCTACATGGGATTCAATGTCGTTGACAATGGAAACGATTAACCAACTTCTAATATAGGAGATACGCAACATGCAAAAAGACAAATTCGGACGTCCGGCCAACAGTATCAACTACGGCTTGGAAAAGTTCACAGCCGTTGAATGGGACAGCACGACCACGCCGGGCGTGACGTACCTGCGCGGCGATTACGCGGATCCGTGCGTCATCAAACGCATCGACACCGTGAATCACACCATCAAATGGGGCAAAGGCGCATGGGCAAACCGCGCGTCCCTGAACTACGGAAACGACCGCATTCTGAACGTGGAGGCTTAATATGGGCGTTGAAAAAATCGAAGTATTAGAGGATTTAATCCTCGGCGAAGAGGTGATGAACCAAATCGAAGCCCTCGGCATCACCGAGGACATCGAAGCACTCGACGACCGCGTGGATAACCTCGAAGAGGCAGTTCAAATCATTCAGGCGGGCGGGGAAATCCTCATGGGTTCCTACATCTGCGGCGACTGGACGGACTGGAACGATGACGAGACCGTGATGTTCGGCGACTGGACAGCATAAAAAAACAACTCATTAACCAACATATAAGAGAGGTGTCATTATGGCAAAATGGGGTGTTCCCAAAACAACCACCGAAAACCGCAAGTCGGGAATCCCGCTGGCGGGTGAAGTTCTTTACGACAAGGAAGAAAAGGCCCTGTATTTCGGGGACGGCGCGACACAGGGCGGCGTCGCGCTTCACAACAGATCGCAGGAAAGCGCGTTCGTGTACGGGCTGGATTTCGACCTCGCCACGACCGCGACAGCCGGAACGAAAGTCGTGCTGAATCACGCATACGACTACGAGGGCGCAAGCACCGCGCTCCGGTATCATGCAGTGGATTCGTTCGCCCAGACCCCGGCGCATGCGTTTCAGGGCGTTCTTCGCGACCTTGAAAACGGCGTGAACAAATGCTTCCTCGATATCTCCGACAGCACGCACAAGGCGAACGGCACCGCGCTGACCGAGAACGAGAAGAAAGGAATCTGGACGGAAAGCGGCGGCGGCACGACGCTCGTGGATTTCATGGTCCGTATTCCTATCACCTACTGGCGCAAGGATACCTACACAGACGGAAGCAGCCACCAGCATGTCGTCTGGCTCGTGTCGAACGAAGAGTTCGTTGATTCCGCTCCGCATCCGTGGTTTTTCACTGGAAGCGGCGGCGCGACGGCGCAAGTCCAGTATGTCGGCATGTTCAAGGGCGTGCTGACTTCCTCGGACGGGACGCCGAAGACGCAGAGCGCGGAGAGTACCCCGGTTTCGTTCGCAACGGGCGACCGTCTGCGTTCCATCATGGGGTACCGTCCGGCAGCGAACATCAACCGCGCAACGTTCCGCACGGCGGCGGCGAACAATCACGGCAACCTGACGAACATGCTGTTCCGCGAATGGCTGACGCTTATGGTCGCCATTGACGGCGGCGATCTTGACTGCCAGACGGCCATTTCCTTCGGCTTCGCGAACTGCTCCGCATGGGATTACGCTTCGCTCCGCACGACCGGACGCGCGGCGACCTTCGGGCTTCAAAACGGCGAAATCACCGCAGACGAGACGGAAAGCACGGGGCTTGACCTCGATCTTCTGACCATGAAAGACGGCGGAAGCATCTGGAACGTCAGCGGCAGCCGCGTCGTTTCGTTCTGCTGGCGCGGACTGGAAGATCCGTGGGGCGCGTGCTGGGAGTTCGCGGACGGATGCCAGAAGTATCAGGACGCGACCGCGGACGACTATACTCTGTCCGGCTACTGGACGACCAACGATATCAGCATCTATTCCAGCTGCGACAGCGACATGGGCGCGGGCCAGCAGGGAGAGAAATTCCCCTCGCAGGGCTACACCGGGAACAGCTACGCTTGGGTCAACCATCCGTGGCCGAAAACAGGCGGCTACATCAAGACGTTCGACACGGACAGCTTCTTTGTCCTGACAGTCGGCGGCGGAGCGAACACCTATTTCGGTGATTACTTCTATAACGATGCTAACGCCGGGGCTCGCGTCGTGTTCTTCGGTGGGGCCGCGCATCCCGGGGCTTACGCCGGCGTGGGTTACGCGGGCGTCAACCATGGCTTGACGTCTGCGCGCGCGGACATCGGGGCTCGGCTGGCTGCGTCCGGCGAAAACGAATAACGAGGCACGAAAGGGGCGACAGGGGCGAAAAACGAAAAGCGAAACACGAAATCCCCGTCTTCCGCTCTAAGCGGGAGACGGGGCGGGGAGCGAACTTCAGCCGGTTCCGGGGCACGCGTCGTGATCTTCGGTGGGAACGCGAATAACGGGGCTAACGACGGCGTGGGTTACGCGAACGTCAACAATGGCTTGACGAATGCGAACGCGAACATCGGGGCTCGGCTGGCTACAAAAGTACAGATTGGAGTTCGCCACCCTGCACCGTTCGATACAGGTGGATTGAGGTGGCCCGCTAAGACTTTAGTACCTCGCTGGAACAAGTTGGGCGAACTTACGCACAGGCAAAACAATGAAACGAATCGGGTACATTTTTGAAACGCTGATTTCCGTGGATAATCTCCGCGCGGCACATTTTGAGGTGAAGCGCGGCAAGAAACCGAAACGGAGAAAAGCCGCCATCGAGTACGAAGAGCATCTTGAAGAGAATCTTCAACGGCTTCACGATGAACTTGCGGCGGAAACGTGGAACATGCACCCGTACCGGAGAATGGTACGCATCGAACGCGGCAAACGGCGCGAAATCTACTATTCTACGGAACATGAAGATTCCGTTGTACAACACGCGATTCTGCGGACGCTCGGGAAGCGTCTGCAACAGAAACTAATCCGCGACACCTATGCCAGCATCAAGCACCGTGGAACGCATGACGGCGTTCGCCGTCTGCGCGCTTTTCTATCCCGCATTCCGTCAGATTCTCCGTGCTATGTCGAGAAAGGCGACGTTTTCCATTTCTACGACAGCATCCAACATGAACCCCTGAAACAGGATATCGTCTGGGCTATCAAGGAACGGAAGACGCAGCGGCTTATGTTCCGCATCATCGACAGTTTCCCGCGCGGGATCCCAATCGGAAACGCCATCAGTCCGCTGCTGGCGAATCTGCATCTTACCCGCCTCGACCACGCCGCGAAGGAGAAGTTCCACATCAAGGGATATTACAGATACCTTGACGACATCGTGGCCGTGGCAGCCGGAGCAGACGCGAAACAGCGCATGAAAGACTTTTCCGCCTACGCGCGGGAACACCTCGCATCCATCGGCCTGAAACTCAAAGCGTCCGAACAGGTCTTTCCCATCGAGCGCGGCGGCATCGACTTTCTCGGCTACATTTTCACTCGAAAAAATCTCCGTCTCCGCAGAAAAACCGAGCGGCGTTTCCGCCGTGCGGCAATCCGGTACAAGAACAAACCAACCGCCAGAAACCGGGCGACGCTTTCGAGCTATTGGGGAATCGTGAAATGGATTTCCCAGTCGAACCGGTTCTGGTATTCATTCTTCGACAACTCAATCTACAATCTGGAGGTATTACCATGAACAAAACCGACCCCATCCCCGCAGGAATGCAGACAAAGCATCTCCACGAAACCGAATCCGACATCATGCCGGAAATCGTCCGCGAGGGCAACACGCTCTTCATCCCGATGTTCGTCCGTGAAGTGCAGCGCGAGGAAGCAACATCTTTCCGTTTCTTCCGCGTCCCCGTGCGCTACACCGGACAGGACACCAGCGATTTCGACAAGTGCGTCCGGCAGAGCTACAAGGAAGTCCGTGAATTCTTCTACGGCCCGCTGACCGCACAAGAGGATATGGCATTCGACCACACAAAAACCGCTCACATCCTCGCCGTCAAGAATGCAATCCGCAAGCCCGGCCAGTCTGACCCGCCCGAAGGAATCGCGCGCTGGAATGACGTCAAGAAAGATTTCTGGGACCTCGTGGACGAGGCGTGTGCCGTCGTTCACAAGACCCGCGAAGATTTGCCGTCTTATTTCAACAGCAAAATGATGATGGATTTCGCGAAAGACAACGGCATGAATGCTGCGGATATTGCGTCCTACACGCTCCGCTTCGTGCTGGCCAACGTCGACGCGCAAAGCAACGGGCGGAACTGGTCGGAGTTCTTCATCAATGACTGACTACGCGGACATCCCGGAGATTGCCGACGTCATCCCAGACCGGGAGACGCTGGACGGCACGAAAGTGTGTATTGACAACATCCTGAACGTGCCGCTGGTGTTTACCGGCTGGGAAATCCGCCCGAGCAAGCACAAGAAGCCCGGAAACGAACAATGCCTGACGCTTCAATTCGTACGAGACGGCCAGCATCATATCGTGTTCACGGGTTCCAACGTGCTGATTTCTCAAATCGAGGCATACGATGCGGCGCGCGACAAGTCGAAACCGAGGATGTTCAAGGCAGTCATACAGAAGATTGACAAGTTCTACAAATTCGGAAGGAGCGAAACAAAATGAGTTCAAAAACTCCGCTTCCTTTGCTGAAAGTCGCAATCCACGAAGAGGACGACCGCGGGAACGTCTACACGCTCCTTGAATCGTTCTACTACTGCGGGATTGAGATTCCGGCAGGATTCGAGAGCGACGGGGCGAGCGTACCACGGTTTTTCTGGTCCACGGTGTTCCCGCCCGGGGACAGTAAAGCCCTGCGCCCCGCGATCATCCACGACTATATCTATCGGACACATCCGACCGGATGGACGCGGAAGATGGCGGACGAAAATTTCCACAGCCTGCTTGTCGAGGCTGGCATTTCCAAGTATAGGGCATACAAGGCATACTTGGGCGTGAGGTTATTCGGACAATCGGCATGGGAAGACGGGGGAAAGGGCAAATGAGCAACGACAAGGAAAAAGCGGTTGAGCAGATTGATTTCAGCGACCTCAAAGCGGAAGTCCGCGCCGGATTCGCCGGAATCAACCAGCAGATGAAAACGATTTTCGGTTCCCTCGAAAACATCAACCACACACTGAACGGAAACGGGCGCGAAGGTCTTGTTGAGCGCGTCCGTGCGCTGGAAGTCCGATTGAACGGAACATGGAAAACGGTTCTGATTATCGGATGGCTGGCGGATTTTCTCGTGGCCGCGGGCGCGCTCGCGGCTGTGATACTCAAAAAATAACAAAGGAGACAACACAACATGAACTTCGGACAAGCAATCGAAGCTCTGAAACAGGGCAAGAAAGTGACCCGCAAGGGCTGGAACGGAAAAGGCATGTTCCTCTGGTTAAAACCCGCCGCGACCATTACGGCGGACATGTGCCACGACCCTGTTCTAAAACAACTCGTCATCGAGAACGGCGGGGAAATCCTCGCACTCGGCACCATTTCCATGTTCACCCACGACAGCACCGGACGGAAAGCCATTCTTACCGGATGGCTTGCAAGCCAGTCCGATATGCTGCTGGAAGATTGGGAGATTTACAATGGCTAAGTTCAATCTTTTCTTCTTCGCGGCTCTGGCCGCCGTTCTGCTCTGCTCGTGCGGGCATAACGCCATTCAGTTCAGCAAGGGCATCGGATTTGACGCGGGCTTTGACCCGGAGCACATGACGGCGCGCGTGAATCTGCGCTACGGCGAAATCCTCTCCGTGGCCGCACGCGACAACATCGAAGTGGAGCTTTCGACCGGAGTGGAAGGCGGCACCGCCGAGGCTCCGACCGCATCCACGAAAACGGATTCCGCTCTGAAAATCCGCATCGGGCAGCAAATCAACGGATATTTCGTTGAGGCCATCGAAGCGGGCGCGGACGCCAAAGACCTCGTGAAAATCAATGGAAAGGAACCAGCCGCCGCGAATACGGCGGAACCTTGAACCACCAGAACAGAACAGAGTTCCACCTTAGCGAAGAACAGGCTTCAACTACGTTTTTGATTCGCGTGTATAAATCCCGGATCCGGCTTGAAAACCGTATCCGGGTTTTGTTTACTGTTCTTGCTGTTTCCGGTTTTTGTTCCTGCCGCGCATGTCTTCCTTGATGCGGAAACATCCCATCGGGATTTTCAGGACATGGGAAAGCGTCTGCGCGGTTCCCCATGTAATCGGCTTCCGCGAAAAAGCGTTTCTGACGGTCCTTTCCGACAGGCGGCAGCGGTCGCCAACACCCTGAAATGCGTTCGGCGGGCGTTCGTATGATTCTTCTTCCGGTTCCTTCTTCATCGGTTCCCCCTTCTGAAAATCTGATTTTGAACGGAATCTATCTTATCCGAATCAATTCCGAGGTATCGGACGGTCGTATCAAGGCGGGCATGGCAGAGGGCGCGGCGGGTCAATTCCAGCGCGCGCATCGGGTCTTCCGGCGTCTCCCGCAAGAAAGCCTTGAACATTTCCTTGGCGAACGTCTTCCGCATCCAGTGGGTGCCGTGCCGCGCGCCCAGCAAGGAACGATAGAACGCCCAAGCCGTGCGGCGGGACAAGTGCCGGCCTTGTTTTCCGCGAAAGACGAACGAATCCGGGCGGTCGTACCCGCGTTCCTCTTCCTGCCGCAGATGATTCAGGACGTAACCCCTGTAATCCGCAGGAATCGACAAGAAACGATGCAGGACGCCTTTTCCGCGCGACTTGAGACGGACAAAGGCTATTTTATCCTTTAATCGTCCATCGCGTTCTAACAGGTCAAAGCGGCGCAGGGAAAGCACCTCTGAAATCCGGCATCCGGTCGTGACGCCAATGGCACAGATCGCCGCGTATTTCGGCGGCATGGAATCCAGCACGGCGTTGAACCGTTTTAACGGAACCGCTTTCATCCCCGCCATAGGATTACCCCGCCAATCACGATAACCAGCGCGGCCAGCAAGACCGCGCTGACGAGGACGACGAGGCATGAGAATCTTTCTTTCTGTTCGCCTCTTGTCATGGTTACGCTCCCGTGCTTCCGTAGCCACCGGCACCGCGCGCCGTTTCGGAGAGTTCAACGGCCTCTTCCAGAACGATGTCCGGCACAGGGACAATCACAAGCTGGCCGATGCGTTCGCCCACCTTGTACGGAGCGTTTCCGAAGTTGTAGAAGCAGAACGTGATTTCGCCGCGGTAGTCGGAATCAATCACGCCGACACCATTGCCGAGCCACGCGCCTTTCTTGACGATGCTGGAACGCGGAAACGCGAGGGCGGACCAGCCGGGCGGGAGTTCCAGCGCGATTCCCGTGTGGTACTTGTAGCAGGTCGGTGTGTCCTCTATCGCGGTTGCGGTCATGTCGAAACCAGCTGCCCCGGCAGTGGCGCGGCGCGGTTCGACAGCATTGGGGGAGAGTTTTTTGAAGTTGATTTTCATGGGTTTACCTTTCGTTTTGTTTTTGTATTGTGATTCATGCAAAGCAATGATTTCATCAAGCTCCGCGTTAATTTGTTTCAGAATTTCGTATATGATTTTTTCTTCCTCGTCTGTCATGCTTTCACCTTTCTGTTTGAGGTTGGAGTGATTTCATAAAAACGAGCCAGTGCGTCTTTCCTTTCTTCTGCCCGAAAAGAGGATTTTCCGGCACAAAAAGAGTATTTTCTGACACAAGGCGAATGACCGAATAAATCGGAATTTGTTGTTCGTTCCACTTGAAGACGAGAAAGCCGCCCGGAATCAGGACACGGAAACATTCGCAGAATCCCGCGACAATATCTTCCTGCCAGTTTTCGGGGTCCAGTTTCCCATACTTCCGCGCGAGCCATGATTTTTCTCCGGCGTGCTTCAAATGTGGCGGGTCGAACACAACCATGCGGAACGAATTGTCCGGGAAAGGCATATTGCGGAAGTCGCCCTTGACATCCGGCGCGACCCGGATCCTCCGCTTGTCTCGCGTGGTCTCGTCGCATTCCCGGATATCCATATAGATGACATTCGGATGCTTTTTGTTAAACCAAAACATTCGGCAGCCACAGCAACAATCCAGAATGACTTTCTCTTTCGGAAGATTCATTTTTGTGCTTCTCCGTTCAGGATGCTTTCGCATCGTTTTAAGCATTTGTCGAGGTTGTCGAGCGCGGCGGCCTGTTTCACAGCATAGGACGCGCTGTTAATCAGGTGAAACGCGGGATAGTATTTCTTCACGCGGCAGCACAGGACGGCAATATACAACAAGTCCCGCGCCATGCTTGCGTAGACACTTGCTTTCATGCCTTTCTCATGCTCCTTTACGGAGAACGAGAAACCGCGAATCGTGTAATACCCAGCGTATTTGTCGAAGTCGAACTTCGCGCGCTCTAAAAAAGCCTTGGAAATCTGCATTGTTACACCTCAAAAATACGGAACACGGAAAAGTTTTTTGATTTTTTCTCGAACTTCTTCATTGTATTTATATCCCGTTTCGTGCGCCTGTTTGATAAGGTTTTTGACGCCTCGGACCGTCATGGTTACTTTTTCATCGTCCGACTTTCCGAGAGCCGGATTTTTAGCGATTACGGCTTGAATGTATTCTTCGGCATTCATTTTTTTCCACCTTTCCGGTTTTTTCTATTTTTGCGTTTTTTCTCACGGAAGAACTTACACCATCCCCCGTATTCTTCGGTTTCTGCGTCATCACCCCATTCGCGGATAGCAGTGCAGAACGTGTGTCCCTCGCCGTCCGGTATGCCGCGCTTGCATTTAGGGCAGGACGGTATAATCGGCCTGTAAACAAGAGCGGTTTCAAGCATGATTCACCTCGTTTGCTTTCTTTTCTTCTTTGATAATTGTCCGAATTCTTGCGCGAACATCTGCAAGGCATTCAAGATATCCCTCTATGTACCGTTTTTTCAATTTTGTTTCTTCAACATCCGAACCAAGCGATTCGTACAGCATTTCAATTTTTTTTCATTTCGTCAGTCATTTTTTGTTTCCTCGCTGATTTCTTGCGTTTGCATTGTCGAGGCTCGTTTTTACAATTAAAACATCAGTCTCATCGACAGGCTCGCCGCTATTCAGTTTTCGTGTAATCGCTTGCATTGCATCACGGCGCGCGATGTCCTCTGTAACCTGAATATAGGAATAATATCCGATAGCGATTGCAAACAGGATAATTCCAATGATAAATCCGATGGCCTTAAGAATGTCAATAAATTTGTTCATTTCTTCACCTCCGGGGTGGTTGTTTCCATTTTGGAAATAACCACGTTTTGAACTTTTTCCATTTTGGAAACAGTTCGTTTCTGCGCCAGCTGGTGAACGAGGCCGAGCATGTAGCCGAGCATGATGCCGATAAAGAGTGTTACAAGTATTTTTTTCATGGCATTTTTCCTTGTGTTGGTTGGTTATTTGAAAATCGGAATGATCTGTTTTCCGATGAGGTCGATGCGACCGCAGACGAACTTTTCTTTCAAACGCCGATAGGTAGGCTCGGCGTCCCCGAAAACATCGTCCACGGATCCACGATAGAAATTACCGAGGAACCACACCTTCGCGTGGCAGCAGCCGTTCTGCACGTCCTCGATAAGGCGGTACATGAACTCTCGGCTGGAATCCGTGTTGACGCTTTTCCCTGCACACTCGTCGATGATAAGGACGTCCACGGCTTCCAGACGGCGGAACAGGTCTTTCACTGCGCAGGGGTCGGCATCCGAGCAACGAGCGGCGCGCCATTCATCCAGAAGCGCGGCGAAATAGCAGACGCGTACGGTCTTGTGGTCGTCGCGGATCATGTAGCGCGTATTGACGCCCGCGCTGGTGCTTTTCCCCGTTCCGGTCTGGCCGGACAGAAGAATGTTTTTTTCGCGGTTCTTCCAAAGCCATTTCGCAACGAATGGGACCGGAGCAGTTTTCAGGCGGTAATCCGGCGCAACACCCGCGGCGGCAATCGCCTCTTCCAGCTCCTCTTCGCTCTGCTGACGCTCCGCAACGGCGCGGTCCATGGCTTCTTCCTCTTCCTGCCGGATGATTCTGAAACAGTCGTCGCATGCAGCCGCGTACGGTTTTCCCTTCTTCGCGAAACTGTCAAGCACGAACTGGAACGTCTCGGCTTCAAACTCCTTGCCGCAGCGCGTACAGTTCGTTTTGATCTTGATTATCTCTGGGTGATTCATATTCCGGTGTAGTCCTTCATCGGTTTTACGTTTTTGGTTCTGTTCGGGAACAAGCCCTGCCAGTCGTTTTGTATGCTGGTTTCGATAATTCGGATGGCATCGTTCCCGTTGTACTCTCCCAGCATTTTCAGCTGGCGAACTGCGGCATCCCGCGAAACAGCCCTTCGTGTGCGCTTCCTGTAACGTAGCCATTCGCGCCATTCGTCCAGAAATCCCGCATCCGTTTTGAGGTGTTCGGGAATCAGGTCAACGAATCCTTCAACTGCCGAGGAAATCTCGGCGGTTGCCTTTAATGCGTGTGCGTCCGTATCCGCGTGTGCGGAATCCCCCTCTTTTTTCTCTTGATTTTTGAAGGGGGTGGAAGCGGGGGAAACTTTTTCTTTCTCTTGTTTCTCGCCTAACA